ATGACATAGAAGTAAAAAATTTTATATTAAATACAAAATATAAAAATTTTAAATATCAAGTTGCTTTATATAAACAACTGCTAGACTTTGCAAAAATAAAAAATAATAATGATATAAAAGTTTTAGTTGATATTGGATGTGGTAAAGGCGGAGGAGTTTCATTTTATAAAAATTTTTATAATTTTGATTATTGCATAGGAATTGACTTAACTAGAGTTAACATAGATGTAGCAAAAAAACACGAAAAAAAGGTTAATTTTTTTATTGCTTCAGCAACAAATTTGCCAATAAATGACAACACTGTTGACGTCATAACTTCTGTTGAATCTATATTTTATTATGATCCAATGTCAAAGTTTGCACAAGAGGCATTCAGAGTTTTAAAAGATAATGGCAAACTTTTAATATCTGCAGATTTAACAGAAAAACAAGAAAAGATTATGGAAGATACTTTTTTAAATAATGGTCTTGTTTTATATGATAAAAAAAATATAACAAAAAATGTTAGGATGGGTTGTTGTATTTCAAAGTCTAGATTTATGGATATATCTTTTTCAGAATCAATAATAATGAGCAATGATGAAACAAAATATTTTGGAGAAAATAAAACTTTTAAACAATATAAAAATTTTATATTTATTAAGAAAGAAAACAACTATGCCAAGATATGATTACAAATGTTCTGTTTGTAGTGCACAAATTGAATTTGAAAAATTAATTGGCGATGAGCAATATCCAATATGTTGTAATGAATCCATGCAAAGAGTATGGAGTTCTCCAGGTATAATTTTTAATGGCCGTGGCTTTTATAGCACCGATAACAGAAAGTAGATGTATAATATGATTATGAATAGTGCAATTAAAGATCATCCAAGTGTTAAACCAAAAGAATGGCTTTTAAGTGCAAATGATCGCTGTGATTCATGTGCAGCACAAGCCCTTGTCAAAGTTACTGGCCTAACTGGAGACCTAATGTTTTGTGGTCATCACTACAACAAGATTATGGATAATAAAGAAGGCTACGCTAAAATGATGGCTTTTATGCTTACAATCATTGATGAGCGTGAAAAATTGGCTAAAGAAAATGGTTAGGGAGCAATATAATGTATGAGTATTTTGTAAAAGAAGTGAAGAACGTAGTTGATGGGGACACCATTGATGTAATTATTGATTTAGGGTTTGATATTTTGTTTTCATCTCGTGTCAGACTTGCTGGAATTGATACACCAGAATCACGCACAACAGACAAGGCCGAAAAGGCTCTTGGTATTGAGGCTAAAGAATATTTAAAGAAACAACTTAAGGATGCAAAGTCTGTAGTTATTCGTACAGAAAAAATGGATTCGTCTGAAAAGTATGGTCGTATTCTTGGCTGGGTTTATGTTAATGGTGATTCTGAATCATTAAATAATAAAATGATTAATGATGGATATGCTTGGGGCTACCTTGGCGAAACTAAGATTAAAGATTTTGAGGCACTTAAAAAGGCTAGAGCAAAGTCTGGCAAGTAATGAAACATATACTTTATTTTACAGCAGAGTGGTGCAATCCATGTAAGCGCACCAGACCCATTGCTGAAGAATTTAATAGAGACAATGTAATTAAAATTCAATTTATAGATGCTGATGACAATGGAGAACTTTGTAGGAAGTTTGAAATTAAAGCAATACCTACTTTTATATTAATTGAAGATGGTAAAGAAATCAGACGTATGAATGGTGCAAAAACCAAAGAACAAATAGAAAAGTTTATCAATGGATAAAGAAGAAGATAAAATAATTGAAAAACTTATTCTTGAAGGTGGCTTAGAAGTCGCTGGGATTGACTCTGAAGATGGATCATTGTTATATGCCTTTACTCCAAAAATTAAAGAATTGATGCCAGAATTATATGAAGACCATATAAATTCTGTAAACTCCGAAATACTTTCTTTATGGGAAAGAGGGTATGTGGACATAGACCTCTTATCTAAAGATCCAATAGTTACGCTAGCCTCAAAATCATTTGATGAAGCAGAAATATCTAAACTAAATAAACGTGAAAAATGGTCCATTGAAGAACTCAAGAGGTTGTCTGGTAAACATCCCAACAACTAAAATCTGATATAATCAATATAGAAACTTAGGAGGTTTGTTATGCCAGTAGGCGGAGGCGGAAAGCCAGCAGGTGGTTATCGTGCAGGTGCAAGAGGTAGTTATGGATGTGATGGATTCCCAACCGTAAGTGCTGATGGAACAGTTCACGGTTGTCATCCAACAAAGGCTCGTGCACAAGCACAGGCTCGTGCTATCTGGGCAAGTACTGCTCGTAAATCAATTACATCAGTAGAAAAATCAATGGTCACAGAGGGTGACTTTGTTATGTTTTCTGGAGAAGAAGAGATTCAAGTTGGACGTGTTGAGTATGTAATGACAAATCCAGGAATGCTTGGACTTGAAGGATCAGAGTATGCATTAGAATATGCTGAAGATGATAAGCCAATTATTGTAAGACTATATGAAGAAGAAGATGATGCTTGGGAAGAAACTGAAGAGGTTGTTTATCAAAGAATGTCTGAAGTTGTTAAGATTGAATCATTATCAGTAGCAGTTGATTTAGTTGTTGAAATGGGATCAAATGGTTCTGGAATTCCTGAATATGATAGCGAAATCGGTATGGCAATGTATGATGCACAAATGGGCAAAGCAGAAAAGCCAAACTATGGTGAAATGATTAAGCCACGCAGTAGCGGAAGTGAGCCATCAAATGCTAGATTATATGCACGTATTATTCAAGAAGCAAAAGATAAGTTTGATGTATATCCATCTGCAGTTGCTAATTCTTGGGTAGTTCAAGAATACAAGCGTCGTGGTGGAACATATAAATCAGAAAAAACAATAACTAAAACTATCTGGGATGATGGTTTATTAGATCCAAAGAATTTTATAAGATAATGCCAAAAAGAAAAGCAACTGCATTTAATCCAACGCAGATTAAGAATGGAAGAATTGTTCGTCTTAGAAAAGACGGAACAGTTAAAGCAGATCTTGGTCCATATCTAAATAAATCACAAAAGAAGGTTAATCATGGCTGATACATATATCCCAAATGCAGGAATGAAGGCTGCTGCAAGACGTGCTTTAAAATGGAAAGAAGATGGCAAGGCTACTGGAGCAGGCACACCTGTAGGCTGGGGTAGAGCAACAGATATAGTTGCTGGCAGAGCAATGTCTTTAAGTACTGTTAAACGCATGTTTTCTTTTTTCTCACGTCATGAAGTAGATAAAAAAGGAAAAGGTTTTTACGATGGTCCAGAATTTCCATCCAATGGTCGCATTATGTGGGATGCGTGGGGCGGAGATGCAGGTTTTGACTGGAGTCGTGCTATTGTTGAAAGAGAAAAGAAACAGGTAGAAAAGGTTTGGCAGGGAACTGCATTTGATTTAAGAAAGTAGGGGGGTATATGGATAATTTAGAAAAAAATGAATTAATTCAATTGATCACATTTTATAAACAAAAACTATCTGACACAGAATTAGAGTCATTAAAGTTACAACTTGAGATTAATAAACTTAACTCAATGATTTTAACTTTAAATAAACAACCAGAGAAAAAAACTAAATAAATGGAATATTTGTTAGTTATAGGCTTGACATTGATTGCTTCTTGGTCTATAATTAAAATATCAAACAAAAAACGAATGATGTTTTTAGGAAAACATAAGTATAGACAAAGTTATATTTATGAAATAACCAAAAACATTGTTCCAAAACAAGTGTTTGATAAACCTAAAGTTATAACACAATCTGAAAAACATATTCAAAAAAATATGCTAAAGGTAGTAATAACAGAAGGAAAAGCATATTGGATATTAAATAATGTTTTTTATACTGCTAATGCCATAAATGGCAGAGTAGATGAAGAAACAATAAAACCATTAGATATTGAAAATATGTCAACAAAAGAGTTAGATAAGATGTTGTCAATACTTGATGACTTAAAACAAGGGGTAGGTCCAAATGATAGTGGCAGTACAGGGAACCAAAGAGTTTAACGCATATAACGTATTCTTACGTGCTATGGGGGTTGCCCTTTCTGAAATGAAAGATCAGGATGATGAGTTTATTATTTATTCTGCTGGGCCATTAAAAATAAATAATTTTGTTTCAGAATTTTCTAATTTGTCAGAACGTGGCATGAAAGCAAGAGGCAAAAAAATTAAATTTTATAATGTGGCACCTGCTTGGCTAAATGATAATATGAATCAAGTTAACTACTTTGCTTTTTTAAGTAATCCAAAAGAACCAAAATCAAAATTGGTTTTAACCGCAGAAGCAAATAATATTGATGTTGGTCTTTTTAGATATTAGGAGAAAAAATGATTATTAAAAGTTTGAATACTATGGAAAAAATTGTAAACAAAAATGAGAATTTAATTTGGAGTGGCTGGGATGTTATTGATTTAAAAGAATCAGAAATAGCAAGAACTTCGCCATTAGGAATTAGAGTAAAAAATAAATGGTATTTACATAGAACTTACAGTCCTTCTCGTATTGGCTGGGATATACCAAATAAGTATAGGGATTAATCTTGAAACAGCACTTATGGAAAGATCAAGCCGTATGTTTAGGGATGGATACAGACTTATTTTTTGATAAATATGAAGATAATGTTAACGAAGTATCTAAAAAAATTGATGCGCTTTGTAAGCAGTGCCCAGTAAAAAAAATATGTTTTGCCAATGGTGTTTCTGGAAAAGAATGGGGTGTATGGGGTGGTATATACTTAGAGGGTGGAGAAATTTCAAGAGAGTTTAATAAGCATAAAACTAAAAAAGATTGGTCTGAAACATGGCAATCGTTAACAATGGAAGGGTAATAAAATGATTATACAAATTATAGGTTTACCAGGATCTGGTAAAACAACATTAGCAAAAGAGTTAGCAAAAAAAATTAATGCAATTCATCTTAATGCTGATGAAGTAAGATCTGACTTAAGCAAAGATTTAGGATTTACAACAGAAGATAGAATTGAGCAGGCTCGTCGTTTAGGAGCAATTTCTAGACTTCTTTCAAATCAAGGACATCATATTGTTGTAGATTTTGTTAATCCTACAAAAGAAACAAGAAATGCTTTTGGAAAACCAGATAGGCTGATTTGGATGAATACATTTGAAAAAAGTAAATATCCAGATACAGATAAAATGTTTCAATATCCAGAAACTTTTGATATGTGTTTTGATAAAACAATTCCAATGGAAGAAAGAATTAATATTATTACCGAAGGCTTTGGTCTTCATGACTGGAGTAAACCAACTACACTAATGCTTGGTCGTTATCAACCATGGCATGAAGGACATCATGCACTTTATAAAGAAGCACAAAATCGTACAGAGCAAGTAATGGTTGGTGTTAGAAATACACATGGAACAACAGAAAAAGATCCTCTTACCTTTGATGAGGTAAAAGAATATATATCAAAAGATTCATATATGGATAAAGCAATGGTAATTAAAATGCCTAACATTACCAACATTGTATATGGTCGTGATGTTGGATATAAGATTGAGCAAGTAGATTTGGGGGCAGACATTCATGCTATTTCGGCTACGCAAAAACGTAAAGAGATGGGTATCTAAGGTATGGAACTTTATAACTAAGCCAAACAATATTGAGTGGCCGTCATGAATGTAACCAAACAAAGATCAGCACTAAAAGCAATTACATGGCGTGTCATTGGAACAGCAGATACCTTTGTTATCTCTTGGGCCATAACCAAAGAGCCAGTAACAGCAGGTGCTATTGCAAGTTTTGAGGTATTTACAAAAACAATTCTTTATTACTTCCATGAGCGTGGTTGGAACTATATACAATGGGGTAGATATGAGTAAAAAAATAAAAATAATACCAGCATTAGAGTTAGATGAAAGTTTTGTGAATATTTCTCCAGCAAGTGATTTTATACCTGAATGGTATAGAAAATCTAATTTAACAATTGAAAATCAAAAAACTTCTTTGTTAAAACATAATCCAAGTGTAACAACATCAACTTACAAAAAATGTACTCCATTTTATGATGCACTTACTGCAGGATATATTATTTATTTGTCTGCAGATATAGAAGTAATTAATCAAAACGATTGTCCACATATTTTATGGAGAACTAAAAATACTATAATTACAACACATGATAATAATCAATGGGAAGGTTTACCAGTTCCAGACGGTTATTTTCCTTTTGTATATAAATGGCATAATGATTTAATTTTAAAATTACCAAAAAATTATTCTTTGTTATTTTTAAATCCTATAAATAGGTTTGATTTACCTTTTCAAACAATTACTGGTATAGTTGACTGCGATTTATATGATTTAGCAGTTCATTTTCCATTTTTTATTAAAAAAAATTTTTATGGCATTATAGAAAAAGGGACCCCAATTACACAAATAATTCCAGTTAAAAGAGACAGTTGGGATAGAGAAATTGATAAATATAATGAAATACAACATAGTGTAGCAGAAAGAAAATATTTTTCAAAAATAAAAAGATCTTATAAAAATAATTATTGGTTTAAAAAAGAATATAGATAATGTATACAGATTATATGCGTAAAATAGTTCACTCTATTTCTTCTCCAAAAGGTTTTGGGGTGCAAATTATTGACAATGACCACTTTCTTACGATAAAATTAGATGAAAAAAAGTTTTTATATATGGGGCATGATGATAAAATATCAGCACTTCAATATGTTATAAAACTTAAAAAAGCACTAGAAGATTGTGGAGCAGTTGTTCTAGTAACTAGGGAGGCAATTAAATGATAAAGCAATTGTTTAAAATTATTACCTGTATATTTAAAAATCATGAAATAGTCAGTGCTGGATCGTGCCCTTTTACTGAAAAATCTTATAATGCATGTACAAGATGTGGAGCAATGATAGCAATATGAAAAAGAAAACAAAGGTATTGGTATTAATAATATTATCTTTCTTAACTGCCATATCTCTTTGGGCAGCCTCTAATTTTAAAAAAATGTCTGATTTAGATATTTTTAATATAGAAGAAGATTAATGCAAACATTTTTACCATTTCAAAATTATGCAGAATCTGCAAAGTCCTTAGACAATAAACGTTTAAATAAGCAAATACTTGAAGCCTACCAAATACTTAAGGTGTTGTCTGGTCAGTCACCTTCGGGGGCATGGAGAAATCATCCTGCAGTATTAATGTGGAAAAATGCAGAGTACTCACTGAGAACTTATGCTAAAACCATGATTACAGAGGCTAAATCAAGGGGTATAAAGACAGACAAGAACGAGTCTAACATAGAAGCCCTAGAAACCCTTTGTGGCCCTATATGGGGCACTAATAAGCCCTTCTGGGCTAACTCTTCTGGTCCACATATAGATAGAATTAACATTACTCATAGGGCTAACCTATATCGCAAAGATCCAGATTTTTATGCTGAATTTTATATTGATACAAAAAATAAAAATAATAAACCTTGCTGTGATAAGTGTTTATATTATTGGGCAACCCATGCCATTAGAGATAGAGTACAATAGTTAGTATGGAAATGATGCTTGTAATATTTTTTGCTACTCTATCCCTTTCTTTTTCTATAGCGTATTGGGCTACTCTCAATAGACTAAACAAGTCTAATATTTTAATGGCCGAACTTTTTATAAAAAATGCAGCGCTTGAAGAATTAACATCTAAAATAAAAGATGATACTGGAATCTCAGATGATTCAATACATAAGGAAAATTTTATTAAATTTCTTTCTGATTCAAGAAATTGGGCTTTTGAGTATATTGAAACGTCACAAAAAACTATTAAAGAAGTATCAGAAGAACTTAAAAACAGGGGTCTCAATGATTACTCCGACAAACTTTTATCATTATTGCCACCAACTATGGAAGAAAAATAATATGAAAGATGTTTTACTATCAACACTAACAGGTTTTGGATGCGGTATCGTGTTTGCTGCATTCAAATTGCCAGTACCAGCACCACCAGTTTTTGCGGGAGTCGCAGGAATTATTGGTTTATGGATTGGTTTTACAACACTAACACGAATTATATCCTAGGAGGAATAATGAATAACTTACTAAATGATAAGACAAAGGCAATGCTAGCATCATATGGACGATCCGTTCTTGGTTCAGTAATTGCACTTTATATGGCTGGCGTAACAGATCCAAAAGATCTATGGGCTGCACTAGTTGCTGCTCTAGCACCCGTCGCATTGAGAGCGCTTAATCCTAATGATAAAGCGTTTGGCGTACTGCCAGATACTGGTGCTGTTTCAGATGCACTTAGCAAGATTGTACCTGCTAAGAAGGCTCCAGCAAAAAAGAAGGCTGCTGCTAAAAAGAAGTAGTTTATTTTGATAGAGGGGGCAAACCTAAAAACTTGCCCTCTTTATTTTTTATAATGGGGGAAACATGGACTTTGTATATATTTGCAAAGAAGGCGTTAACGAAGAACTAAAGTATTCTATTAGGTCTGTTGCTGAAAGTTTTCCAAACTCAAATATATGGGTTGTTGGTGGTAAGCCTGATTGGTACATAGGAAATTATATTGAGGTTCATCAGGTACATACTAAGTATAAAAATGCTGTAGAAAATTTAAAAATGATCTGTTCTTCACCACAAATATCTGATGAATTTGTTTTGATGAATGACGATTTTTATATTATTAAAAAAATAGATAGCATAAACACTTTTCATGGCGGGTATCTATTAAATAAAATAAACTTATATCAAAAATTAAATGGTAATTCTAACTATACTAGAAAACTTAATGCCACATATAAAAGATTAAAAGCCATTGGAATTGATGATCCATTAGACTATGAACTACACGTACCCATGGTTATGGAAAAACAAAAATTACAAGAGGTGTTAGATAAAAATGACCAGTTTTTATGGAGATCCATGTATGGAAATATATTTAAAGTTGGTGGATCAGAGATGCAAGATGTTAAGGTTTATACTAGAGGTCCTTTAGTTTTCAAGTCTTATAATTTAGATATAGATAATCACACATATTTATCTAGCGCAGATAGTTCTTTTGATATTATTTGGAATAACATACTTAAAATTCAGTTTAAACAAAAAACTAAATTTGAGAGATAAGTTCTAAATATTTTTCTTTTAAAATAACTGGAGAAAAATTTGAAATGCCAATATTATATGCTTGCTCTTTATAAGAAGTTTTATCTTTAATGTTAATATAGTTATCAATTGTTTTTGCTAAAGCCATTGGATCTGCTTCAAATAATTCAAGTCTAATTTTAGTTCTAATTGTTCCTATTGAATCGCTTTTTACTAACCACTCTGAAGGTAAAATAAAATTATTTGGGGATACATCTGTCATAAAAACTGGCAGGGCACTTAGCAAAGCCTCATTCATTGGCAAACATAATCCAGCGTATCGTCTTGGTAATACCATAGCATCAAACCCATCATACATATCTTCTCTATTGTCTGGATTTCCAATTTCAACCTTAAGCCTTGAATCTTTAATGTTTGTTTCTATTTCGCTTTGGCTTCTAATTACTAGTTCGTAATCTGCTTTAGAATGCTTAAGCATATCAATTACAGTTTCGGTACCATTTCTATCCTTGGCTGCCTTTTTACCAGCAATGTGTAATATTCTATTATGTGATTTAGATAAATTATTTTCTTTTACTTTACTAAATAATTCTTCATTTGTTGGTGGTGGAAGATGAATAACTTTTGTTTGACCACCAAACATTTTTTTTATGTGTTCAATTTGCCATACACTTGGAGATAAAAGTACTGTTGGTAATGGTTGGTTAGGATTTGCTAAATGGCCAAACAGTTCGTAGTTATACTGAAGGATAGTTTTTACATTTCTTTTATTTGCAAACCTTATAAGATTTTGATCATAAAATGTTTCACAACTTAATACAACGTCTACATCGTTTAAAAATATTTTAACCTGTTGAACAGATGGAAATCCATTGCTTCTAATACAACTATATTTTTCATACCATTCTGGATGTTGTTTATTTTTATTAAAAGGGGTAGAGTCAATTAAAAGAATCTTGTCAGGATTAAGCATACTAACTAATTCCCTAGTTTGATTACCAAGACCAGTGTTGTCTGATCTTGCTATGATTCCTAATCTCATTCTTTATATCCCCAAATTTCATCATCTACTGTAAATTTGCGGGTACCCTGGCGACCATCTAAATGATACGAACGCTTAATGCTACCTTCAGGGTGATATATCCAAAGTTTGTGCATCTCCCAACCTTCTTGATTAAACACTTCATACGGAGATATATCGTCTTGAATTGCTCCATGGAATGTATCTTCTATAAAAAATTTATCTTTACATCTTGGAAGCACAATATTTTTATAATATTTTTTTCTACTCAAATGTGGCCTTTGACTCCATTGTATAGTTTTCATAAACCCATCTTCTAAACCAAACATTAGATGTTCATGATCTTTCGGTATAAATGATTCAAAATGAAAACGAATAGTATTTGCTTTATTATACTCAAACATGTCCAAGCATTTATCCCAGTCTATTGCTACATCTGGAGTCAATGGGGCATCCCCTTCAATGTAAAGCAATAGCGGTGTTTTAATTTCATTAATTGTTTGACGCATCATGTTGGTTTGATGGCTATGCTCTTTAAATATAAAAGGCAATATGTTTTTATCCTCATGCAAGCATTTCCATAAAATATGATTTTTATATTCATCGTAATCTTTTTTACGGTTTTGTTGTTCTTCTCTAAGACCATC